TAACCTTGTGAACCAGTATAACCTCTTGAACCTGTGTAACCTTGAGAACCTGTATAACCTTGTGAACCAGTATAACCAATTGAACCTGTATAACCAACTGAACCATTATAACCTTGAACTCCACTTGCTATACCTAATATTAAATGTTGATCATTATCAAAATTAGTTATTCCTCCACTATCTACTAATGTAACAGGAATTTCAAACCAACTATCATCACCATTTGTTTTGTCTATAACATCGCCCGTTATTCTCCACTCTTGATAATTACTACTCAAATCTTGGTCTTGAATTATAATTACTTCAGTTGTTTGTAATGTTTTTAAAAATATATCTATATCTACATTATCAGCAGTTAAATGACTTACCCAAATTTTACTTGAACTTCTTTGTGTACTATTATTCCAGACAATATAAGAATTACCAACGTAAGTTGTACCACTTTGAGTTGTTGTTTTTGCTAGGTACTTAAATAAACTATTAGAAACTCCTTGTCCACCTTGTTCACCTTTAGAACCGGTATATCCAATTACATCTGAAGCAGAACCAGTGTAACCAATTGAACCAGCGTAACCAGTATCACCTTTAGAACCGGTATATCCAATTACATCTGAAGCAGAACCAGTGTAACCAATTGAACCAGCGTAACCAGTATCACCTTGAGAACCTGTATACCCTCTAGGAACATTATCTCGTACCCAGATTTCAGTGGCAAAATTTTGATTTGTTCCTACTGAACCTTGATAACCAACACTTAGTGTACTTATATTTGTTTGTTCATCTGTTGTTAATGATAATGGAACATTGTTTAAGTAAATAGTTTGACCAGATACATATAATTTTTTCCATTGATGAGTTGAATTTCCTAAAGAATAACCTGTTGTACCATCACTATCTATACTAGGTATAATATCTCCATCAAAACTTTTTAAATAATTTTTAACATCAGGGTCTCCATAATTATTTCCAATACCTGAAACAGTTTGAGCTTCCCATTTTTTAGTTGTAGAATTATAAACTAATGCTTGTCCGTTAGTGGCATTTTTTATAGTAGTATGGTCTGTATCACCTAAATCATTTAACCAATAAGAACCAGAACCACCACCGTTACCCCAACCAGATTCTATTTGAGTAATTTTATTATTAATTTCTTTTCTATAATTTTGAAATGTATTTGTAAATTGTTCTACAATCGGTTCAATAACAGGAGTATCTCCTTTTGGACCTTGTGGACCAGGAATACCTTGAGGACCTATTTCTCCTTGATCTCCTTTATCACCTTTAACTCCTTGAATTCCTTGAATGCCTTGTATACCTTGTGAACCAGTATAACCTATAGGTCCTTGTTCACCATCATCACCTTTTAATCCTAATGGACCTATTGCTCCTTTTTCTCCACGGTCTCCTTTTTCACCTTCAGGACCAATATCGCCTTTATCGCCCTTATCTCCTTTTTCACCTTTATCACCTTTTAATCCTTGTGGACCTCTAGGTCCTTCAGAACCCACAAATTGTTTTCCTTCAGGACCAATATCTCCTTTATCACCCTTATCACCTTTTGGTCCTTGTGGTCCTGTTAAACCAATATCTCCTTGATCGCCTTTATCTCCTCTTGGACCAGATGGACCTAAATCTCCTCGTGGACCTTTTAAACCAATATCTCCTTTTGGACCTTGTTCGCCACGAACAAAGTTTTTTCTTATATTATCAAATTGTTTTTTGATTGAAGATAATTCTTCTTGGATATTTTGTGTAGGAGACTTAGTATCTTTTGTCATAAGATACCTTTAATTAGTTGATATATCGTTACTACTGTTAGTACTGCTTGTACCTATTTCATCAGTACTTTTATCTTCTCGATCATCAGGTTCAATAGATTTTTCTTTTTTCATTTCAACATCTAAATCTTCAATCTCTCGATCAGTTTGTTTTAAAATATTTTTACGAATATAACGATTTGAGAAATATTTACCTATGTAATTTTCCATACTTTGTACAAGAGCCATTCTTTCTTTCATCATTTCACTTTCTTTTAATTCTGAAAAATGACCATCACTTACAAAGTCATAAGTTAAAGTACTTCTTATTATAGACCAATCTTCTTCAGCAATAATACCTTTTAGTATTAATTGTGTTCTTAATATATCACTGAATAGTTCTGTAAATTTCTTTCTTAATCTACCTACGAATTTAGTAAATTTTAATTCATCTCTACTGATTTCAGCTGCACGACCCATATTAAACCCAGAATTTGATTCTAATCTACTAACAGGAACGTTTAATGAACGATATAGTTTCTTTTGGAAATATTCTATATCAGCAATTTCTCCTAAATTTTGTCCACCTTGTAATGTAGTAATTTCTGTTCCTCGACCACCATCTCTACGTGGTAACCAATAATCTTCTAACATATTCATGTAGTTACGATCATCTCTTATTTCTCCAGTATGTGCATCATAAACAAGTTTATTTCTGTATCTTGCCATAACATCTCTTAGATATTGTTCTGCTTTAAGTTTAGGAAGATTACCTACATCTATGTAAAATATTCTTCTTTCTGGTGCTCTGGCAATACGATAGATTACCATAGCATCTTCAATCATTCTTAATTGATTAACTGATTTGATTGCTTTATGTAAATAAGATAATATTTGATTTCTATTTTGATCTACTAAACCAGAGTTAGCATAAGAAATAGAATCAGCTGATATTCTAACTCCTGAACCAGAAGTTCCGCCTGATACACCTCTTTCATTAAATATAAAGTATTCTTCGTATTCAGTAATTAAATCTAAACTTGAAGCTGCTCTACTTTTTTTAACTTCTCTTACTTTTTTAATTTTTCTTGGATCTATGTATTTTAATTCTACGATACCATTTCTAGGATTTTCTCTATCAATAATTTTTTGATAATACATACGACCATCTACATACCATCTTCTAAAAATATCGTGACCTCTTGTATTAAAATCTAACAAAAGTAATATGTTTTTAAATTCTTCTTCTATTTTTCTTCTTACTTCTGGTCCAAAAGATAAAGTTGATAAATCTATATGTATTGAATCTCTATTTTCATTTACAACAATAGCTTCATTAACGATATCATCTATCGCCGAATCGCACTCTGGATGTAATGAAATTTCTCTATAACGTCTTACAAGGTCTGCTTCATTCTTAGCATTACCTTCTAAATCCAAAAACTGACCAAAAGCACCGCCTACAGCATTGACGGTTGTTGCACCGTCATCTGCTGCAGGTATGCTAAAGTGTTGTTTTGGGTCTTGATTAGACTTTTTTCGTGTAATCGAAAAGCCAAACAAATCTGCCATAATATATTCCTTTTATATTACTACTTATAATAGTTTTAAGTAGCGATATTAAGTTGTTGTATTTGTTTCAAAGTATTGATATGCAAAAGTAACTTGAAACTGTTCAATTGCACTTTGTTCATCATACGTCAATTCAATTGCACCAACTTCTGTTGGAAATGCACTTCTTAAAGTATATGATTTAACAGTATTACCATTTCTATCTAAATGATCTACGAACACATCTACTTGATAATCAGCGGGATTTGTCAATCCTTCGTTATCAGTCATATTGTTCATACCGTTATTCCATCTTTCAAAAGCATTTCTTAATAAGAAATTTGTATCGTTATAAACTGTAACGGTCCAAGGAGCAACTGTTCTATCTCCTGCAATTTTGATTGATCGACCTCTAAACTTAACGTCAACTTCGCCCAACGTCATAGCAGGAATACTTGTTGCTCTACATAAAAATGCAAGAGTTTCAATTTCCCCACCAATTTGAGCAAAACCTGGAAAAGGTAAAGTTACCTTAAACTGGTTTGCACGAGCTCCGCCTCCAGAAAGTTTAGCTTTGAAGTCTGCTATATTAGCCATGTTTTATTCTCCTATTCTAAATTATCCTGCCACTTCCGAAAAGGAAACGCCAGTTCTGGTTGCTATAAAGTTTAAAGTAATGTAATTAATACTTCTAGCAGGTTGAATATAAATTGAAGCAACAAAGTTATTGCTATCAATTACTTCAGGTGTATTGTTAGATGTATCGCATATTACTTTGAAATCAGTAATACCACGTCTACCTTGAACTTCTCGTAAGAATGGTTCAACGATGTTTCTAAAGTTTGCTCTAGTAAACTCATCGTTAAATTCAAACAATTGGAACTTAGCAGCCGTAGAGATTGCTTTTTCTAATACAATAAACAATCTTCTTACATTGATTCTATCAAATGCTGAAGGAGCAGTTAATCCTGTCTTATCACCAAATAAAACTGTACCTTGTCCAGGAAAAGTTACTACTGGATTGATACGTGCTTGATACAAGCTGTCTCTTTGTGTGTGAGTTGGATTAAATGCTAATTTAACAGCACCTCTAATGTTACCACGATTAAGACCTGCTGGAGACCACCAAGCATCAGCAACTAAATCTGTTCTAGCCGCTAATCCTGCGATATCTCCGTTTAATGGAACATATCTATATACATCACTATATCTGTCGTACATATATTTGTAACCACTGTCTAATACAACATAAGATGATGAACGAATATCAGCATAAGTTGATAATACGTTTAACAATTGAGTATTAGTGTCCGCTATACTTACTACATCTGATCTCTTAGGAGAAACAAATGCAATACAATCAGCTCTATTTTCAGCAATAGTTATTAAATTATCAATGTATGCTTGATGTGTTGATGTATCATCAGAATTGCTGCTACCAGCAATAATTAATCCTACATCTACTGTTTGACTATCTCCAAAAAAACGATAAGCATTAGTTTTTTCGCCAATAGTTGCATCTGCACCATTATCTCCACCTGTAAGAGTTTCATAACTAGGAACAGTTACTGAAGCAAAAGTTGTATTTGCAGCAGTGTGTCCCCAATTAGTACCATTTAAATTAAAGTTCATAAAATAAATGTACTTAGATTGAGTAAATAAAACCGAAGGTAAATAAATTGAATTACCTTGTGGACTCATAGCGTCAGATGCTTTTGATAATTTAGTATATGTTTCTAATATAGTTCCTGGAACTCCAGAAATTACACCATTCTTATCTATTACTACAACGTGGATTTCGTCATTCGAACCACCTCTAGTAGCAGCATAAGTAGATGTTCCCGGCGCACCGTTTACTAAATTGTAATAAGCCCATCTTCTTTTAACACTAGCACCATTTGTTACTGGTTCATATAAACCACCAGTATTTGTAGTTGCTCTAACGATACTTACTGATGGAGAATTTACAGCAGTTACTTTATAAGTGTAACCGTTATAATCAGTTCCCTCAGCAGTATCTGTGAACTCTAAAATATCACCAACATTGATACCTGTAGTTGATGTTAAAATTATAGATGAATCATTAATATTAGTAGTTACTTGATTTACAGCTGCTATTTCGTTTTGTTCATACGCTGTTGCACTTGGACAAGTAGCAACTGCAATTGAATTACCCCAAGCACCTGCTGTTCTTGCAGCAAATGTTCCAGATGTTGTTGCCAGACTAGTATGATTATTTTGCCAGTCTGTTGAGTTTTTTATTAATACGCCTGTTCCGCTAGATGTAGCGTTTACTAAGCCTGTAGTCGTTGCTCGTACTACTTTTAGAGACTGAGAATATTGTAAAAAGTTTGCCGCACTAAACCAAGATTCAAAGTTATTATTAGTAGGTTTACCGAAGTAACTTACTAAATCTTGTTCGCTAGAAACTGTTACAATTTCTTCTAAAGGACCTTGTGAAAATTGACCTGCGATCGCACCTATTGATGTAGATACAGCAGGAACAATATTTGTTAAGTCTTTTTCTTGTACGAGAACTCCTGGTGATACTAAAAATGCCATTAGGTTTTCTCCTTTTTTAATTAACTAATTTTTTATACATATATAATCCAAAATTCGTATTGTTCATACGCCCATAATCAAAGTTTATCATTCTTGTATCTATTTATAAATCGTATGTTTTTCAATATATTTTATCAATATTTATTCACCTTTTCTTATATGAACTGGATGCCATATTTCACCATATTCATCTTTAAAGGGTTCGTTTTCTGGTGTATTAATACCATCATCAATAAATCCAAATGGTGCCATGTCTTGTTCTATAATATTAGCTTGTTCTTCATACAACTTAGAACGAACATCTGAGTTACTTAATTCTTTAAAGTATGTTTGATTTGACAACCAACCAAATATAATAAGACAAGTCATCAAGTCATCATTACAACCTTCTTCTGCTTTCCATGAATTATGCTGACGTGAAAAAGTGGACATCTCTCCTATAATATGAAAATCATTTATAATCAATTTATCGGACTCTACAATTGTTTTTAAATTAGAACAACCAATTTTTTTAATTTGTTTAGTCATACGAATACCTAATTGACTACCACGACCACTAAATCCTTGACCTAATACTTGACCTGCTCTACCTCTTTGTGTTGTCATTAACATATTATCATATTCCAAATCAAATTGTAATGCGTCTGATATTTGTCCACCCAAATCATTTACTTCAACTAACACATGAGCATTATTATATGCTCTACATGTTTGTTGTATGATGTTAGGAAACACCATAGGTTTAATTTCATTATTACGATATTTTGCTACAACTTTATAAGGCATCTGAGTTACATCAAATATAATAAAAGCAGAATAATCTTTTGTAATACCTCGTGCAACGTCAACGGTACAAACATAAAGTTTCTTTTTATCAGGTCTTTCAAATATATCTAAACCGCCTTGAGATTGAATTGGTGTTATATAAGGTATAACTTTAATTTTATTTGCAGATATAAGAGTATCAATAGAACCTAAAAATTCACACTCAAATTCTTGTTGAAACTGTTCTGGACTTGTATTTCTTATTGTATCTTCTTTCCATTTTTCATCTCTGCCAGGAACTTCTGACCAATGAACTTCTATAGGTATATAATCATTTTGTTTATTAACTGCATCTGTCCATAACTTATAATACATATTCATACCATGTGGTGTAGATACTATAATCATTTTAGTATTTTTACCAGATGATATTGTAGGAAACACTGAACTAAAGAACTGTTCAGCAATAGTTGCAGGTACGAAAGCAAACTCGTCTAAAAATATGACGTTATATGAACCTCCTCGAATTGCACTTGAAGATGTAGCGGCTGCAACAACTTTACTACCATTTTCTAATTCTATATTACCTTTATTCCAGTTTAATACACCTTGTTGTAAAAACTTTGGTATATTTTCATAAGCTAATTGAAGTCTACCTAATATATCTCTTGCAGTTGATGATTTGTTAGCTAAAATAGCAACATTTGTATTTGGATTAAACAAAACATAATGCAATAGATAAGAAACTATCGTAGTTGATTTACCTGATTGCCTAGGCAATTTGCAGATGGTAAAACGATTATTGTGCATCGTACCAATCATTTCTTTTTGAAAGTTGTACATCTTAAATGGAACAAGACCTTCGTCGAGAGAAACAATTTTTATATATTTTTGAATAAAATATAAAGGGTCTTTAGAACATTTTTCAAATTCTATTATTTGTTCTTGTGTAAATTCAACAGGTACATTAACTTTTTTTAAATTGGGATTACCTAGATATACATCTGACATTATCTGTTCCTATATTCTTTTGGAAATACAAAATCATTTACTACTATACCTTCAATATGAGTATAACCTAATTTAATAGCAGCTAATATCATATCTACTCCTTTATAAACACTGTGTTTTTTATTTTCGTGTTCTATAACTTCAATAGGATTAATCATATCCGCACCTTGAAGTATTTCATTATTAGGTGTTTCAGTTACCATGTATTTCAAATTACTTATCTGAAATATCTGACTGTGTTGTTGTGTTTTGAGTGCTTTCAATATTTTCATTTTTATTCTTTAACATTTGTTGTAATTCTTTTGTACTACCTACAAACAACGCATTTTTAATTTGCGGTGAAGCAGATTTAGTTACAGATTTTAATTCTTTTAATTTCTTTTGTAAGTCTTGAAGTTTATCCACTGTGTTTGCCACATTAGCAATTAACGCACCTGCAACTTCGTATGCTCTTGGGTGTTGACCTTCTTTAGCAATTTCTAATATACCTTCGATTGCTTCTTGACCTTTTTCAATAAGATTGTAATAATTATCTCTACTATATCTATAATCGTTATCTACGTCTGATTTATTTGTATCTTCTATTCTAGGTACTGGTGGATTATCTATTTTAATAATAGATTCCATTACAGGTTTTTCTTTAGGTTCTATTCCCAAAATTTCATTAACCTTATCTTCAAGCTTTGTCATAATACTATTTATTATATAATTAATACATTATTTTTTAGTGTTGAATGTAGTTTTAATTCCTTCAATGTATTGTTCAATAGTTGTTGTAAAACCAAAATCTGTATTTGCAGCAGCATCTGCTGGATTAGGTTTTACTGTAATAGTTTCTTCTAATGTTGGATTAGGTACCGCACCTGGAACTTCACTATACAAATCTGATGTAGTTTTTGTAATAACTTTAGAAGTAGTAGCTGGTCCAAACAAATATGTTTTTGCAGTAAAATTTAATGTGTAAATAACTGCTCGTCTTTGATCAAAATTACCCGTATAGCTATCTTCATAAGTTACACTGTTCAATATTATTGGTATATCTCTTTTAATATTTAATTCAGGTAATAAATTTAATGTTATAGTATAATCTGGTTGGAAAAAAGGTAATATTTGTTCTACTATTTGTAAACCGTTTTCCGCATTTGCAGTAAATACGTTAAGTGTATAATTAATATTATAAGGAACGGGTGTATAATTATAATTTATTGCCTGTTCAGTATCTGCACTCACACTTCTATATTTTTGAACTCTTGTTAATTTTCTACTAGGATCATAAGCAATACCTGATATTTCAAAACTCATACGAGGTAAAACAATTGCAAATTCTCTTTCATTTAAATCTTTTTGTTGATCTAAACGAACTATAAATTTTTCTTTTGGTGCATAAGCTAATGGTACAATAATACTTTGAACTGTATTACCATTAGGATCATTTTTTTTAACTTGTATTTTATTAAAAATTGTTCCAAAGGCAACAGTTAATTTTCGTAAACCTGAATTGTAAAAAAAATTACCAAACATTAAAATACTCCTCCCGGTTCACCAAATGGATTAGTTTCACTAAAATCTAATAAATTATCTGATGTTGTTGATGTAGCGAATCCTGCTTCAGTATCAAATTCAAAATTATCTGCATAAGGAGAAATAATATTTTCATTAGCAGATTCTAATAGTAAATATGCACTACTATTATTTGTAATATCTAAAGTACCTGATTCTAATAATATTGATTCCGCTAAATGATTTATAAAAGCATTTACAGTTATACTTGTTTCTAATGTAAAACGATTATCTAATTGATTTACTGAGTATGCTTGTTCTTTTTCATCTATGTCAGTAATACCTGTATTTAATTGTTCGTTTGAGTATTCCCAACGAGTTACTTTAAGTTTATAAACTGGAAGATTTCCTAATTGAAAAAATGGTTGTTGATCCTCAACAAATAATATTTCAAAGAAACTATTCATTAAAGGAAGATATAATATATCTCCTTCGTTTGGTCGACCAGGTACGATTAAAGTAGTTCTTGCACTTACTAATTCTTGAAATCTTCTTTTAGATACCATAAATGTAGTATCTTCTCGAATTTCTAAACCAAATTTGTTGATAATTTCTTGTTGACCTAAAAAGCCTTCGGTAGTTTCAAAGTACATTTCAACAGGCATAGCATCATTAAATCTACTTGCTACATCTTC